CGATACAGCTTGCTTTCACCCATGTTCGCGTCGACCGAAGTCTTGTCCGAACCCATGATGTAAGCTGCGCCGTAATTGTAATTGTTCATCGGCATGGTTTTCTCCTGAGGATTATAGGGTTGGGTTTAGGAAGCCTTGGTTTTCTTGAGGGCTAGGGATGGGGGCTTCCGGAACCGCATCCACCGTTCCCATTTCTACGTCTCGTCTGATTACATCGAGACTTTCATCTACGGGTCCTTCTTGAGCAGGAATGAAGTCTTGGCCTGCGTAGGGACCTGCCATACGTTCAGGGTCTTGAGCCACTTCTAGTTCGCGCATTTCTGCTTCTGTTTCTCCAGCAGGAGATACAAAGCCTACGTCCTCTGCCATAACACCCAGACCTAAAGGAGTTTCTTCGAGAGCAGCACCGAGAATAGCTCCCGGCACAGACGCACCAGCTTCCCTGTAGCCTTGATAAGCCAAACCTGCTCCTGCAAGAGGGACAGCCTTCAAGGTTGTCTTTCCTACACCTTTTATAGAAGAAATAACCTTTTCTAAATCTAAATTATTTCGCTTTAACGTGTCTTGGAGTTCTGGACTTGCCATAACGCCTTTTTCAGATGCAGTTTCGAACCCTATGTCTATCTCTTCTGAAGAAACTGGTTTTTTTGGAGTCACAGCTTCAATCTTAATTTTTTTAGATGGTTCTACATATTTAGCATTTAGGTTTCCTATTTTTACAGGAGAGTTCTCATCTTCAAAAATAACATTACCAGATATAAAATCTGTATCGTAGGACAGCCTCTGACCTTCTGGAATATCTGCTCCTAATTCTAAAGCTCGTGCTTCTTGAAAAAGCCACGCATCCATGGCAAACGGAACATCTGTCGATGCTTCAGCGTAGAATCCCGGAGCTAAAGCTATGTAGTCTTTTTCTGCACCTGCACCTTTGAGAACTGCACCAACAGCTCTGCCTCGTGATGCTGCTACCTTGTCACCTTGACCGGGAAACAACGTGTATGCGGTTGTCGCGTGCATTCTTCTTAAATCATAAGCTTCCTGTAATGCGTCAAGCTTTACTCCATTTTCCATATCTTCCATGATTCCGGGAACTTTAATCTGTTTAACAACACGGGTCATATCCCCAGTAGTTATAGGAGAGCCATTTGGATTTACAAAAAGATTTTGACCACCTGCATTTAATCCTTCTTGCATATAATGATATGTACGAGGACCTATAGCGATGTTTAGATTATTATCCATTTTGACACCCGGCGTATCTGTGTCTAAATAGAAACCCCAAGATTTACTTAACTTTTCGGGAGGACGAAGAGCGGAGGCAGGTGCGTTAGCTATTTCTCCGGGTCTCAAACCTAAGTGCATCTGAGCAAAGAGTGCATTTACGACGCCTATGTCTTGAGGATTTGCTTTTGCGTAGTTTTCTAAAGCAACTTGAAACTCTCCAAGTTTTCCCGGATTAAAAGTGTATCTTGCAGATTTAGGAAGAGGCTTGTCCGGATTTATAACACGGTCAGAGGCTAGAGGCATTCCCTGAGGAAATAACTGCACTAACGAACCTTGACGCTTGAGCTGGTCTTGTAAAGTAAATTCAATAGCTCTGAACTTAGAGTGTATAGTTCGCCGCGAACCTACTTTATCTGTGGTATCAAATGCTTTAATGAGAGGATTAGTGTCATCATCAGAAAAGCTATCTATAAAATTAATGGCTGGTTCATCAAGATAAGGCTTGAATATTTCGGCAACTTTACCTTTACCTGTAAACGTAGAAGACCAGCCTTTAGAGCCACTCGCCTTCTCATATGCTTTGATAACGTCCCGTAATGTAGACGTCTGAACGTCCATAAGTTCAGGAAGAGTTGTGAACTTTGCGCCACTTTGTAAATTGCTTTGTGTAGCCATCAGTAACCAAACGTGTTATCGAAGGCTCGGAACGTCTGTTCCTTAATGCCTTGCAAGGTTTTATGAATCGAGGTGTAACCGCTGGTTCGCGTCATCACCATGTAACGCAGTGCGTCGTAAGCGTGGTCCTCTGCTTTCGTATCGACATCCTCACTGTTCGTTTTGGACAGAGGGATGCCGGATAGTTGAGCAGAGATGTGTTTGCAGTTGGAAAAGATACGGAGGCGTGGTTCTTTTGTGTAGGGGTCGTCTGCAAGCCGCCTGTGTATTTCCATTTTTCCTTGAAGACGGTTGCGGTCTGACGGTAACCACCGTACACCAGCCCTCATCATCGTTTCTGCGATAGAAGGGCCGAAGCCTGTCTTATTCCAACATGAGGCGTCTAGAACTGTGTAATGTGGAGTTGGGTCTAGTTCCTCACATTCTAATATTTTATCAGCTAATTGTTCGGCTGTCAAGTGTTTTACATAAAGCTCTCGATATACCCAGATATTATTATCCCAATCGATAGCACCCCATAGGACACACGAAGGACTAGAGTAGCCATAGTCGGCTGCTCGTATACGGGGCCAGTTGGTAGGTAGCTCGAAAGGTTCGACAATGTGCCTCACTCGTGAAAATTCTGGGAAAGCCGCTCCCTCTGCTACATCCCAATCCCCATCCAGAAGTCTCTTTCGCTCTACTTCCGGGAGCGACCTCAGCATGGCCTCATATTGACCGTCTGCCATGAGGTAGGGGTTGTCAGTCAACCGCGCCGGAACGAACTTGCGAAAGAACAACGGCTGACCTGCTTTTTCGTGGCCTTCGGGCCACACGAACATCTTTCCTGTTTCGGGGTCGTCTGCTCCGAACCTCCTGTTGGGTTCGTGGCGGTCGATGTACATCTTCTTGACCCACCAACCTCCGACACCGCCGGGGTTCGCTGTGCAGCGCATCGACAGGTTCTGTTGGAGTTCGGGGTCTGTCGAACGAAGACGCGAACGGAGATAGTCCCAGACGTAGCTGGTAGGGTATTGGGTTATCTCGTCGATGCCTATCCAGTTGAAGGCCTGACCTTGGAAACGGGTCACATCCTTATCCCTATCGAGGTACGTGAACCACATGGTGGCTCCGGAAGGAAAGTGCCACGTCGATTTAGATTCTCTGAACGTGGCTCCGGGAAAGGCCTTGGGGTAGAGCTGCCGAGACTTGTCTATAAGTTCGGTCAGTTCGTCCAGAGTACGCCTAAGAAGAAGCCCACGGTGATTAGGGTTGTGACAGTACCGCAGAGGGTCAGCCAGCAAAGCAAAAGACTTACCCCCTCCAGCGGCTCCTCCGTATAAGACGTCTTGTTCTGGCGCACTTAGAAACTCCTCTTGTGGACCGGGGTTAGGTTTAAACACCACAAGGGTGTCATCGATGAGGTCGGCTACGGCTGGGGGTAGGTTTTCGAGGTCACCTTGGTCGATAACCCGTGTTTTATCCCCTTGCAGGGCTTTTTCTACCTTTTTAGCCGCCTCTTTTAGGTTTTTTACCTTGCGATTCTTGGCTTCTGCCTGTCTTTTGGCCTTATCTGCGCCTTTTTTGGCATTTTGGAGCTTCAGGCGGAGCCGTCGCCTTGCCCGTTCCTCTAAAGAGGTGTTGTACGGGCCTTTTTCTTCGCCGGGAAGCTTTTTAGGACGCCCACGAGTTCGCGGCTGGGCGAGTTTTTCAGGGCTTGGGGGAGTCAGGACTCTTTTGCGAGGCACGGGGCTTACTTTTCCGCGCTTCCGGAGGCCGTGCGACCCCTATGAACCCTACCACCTTGGGCGAGAGGCTCTCTTTTTACCATTCTACGTCCCGTTGGTCCAATGGAAAGTTCTCTATACTTCTCATCTTTTTCTGTTTTAACACCTAGAAAAGCCAAGCCTCTTGCTTTTATAGCTTCGTTTGAATAACGCTTTTTGTAAAGCTCATCATCCTTTCCATAATTTTCTAACATATCATCTTGAAGAGCATAAGCCGTAGCTAACGTGCCTTTTTGTTTTGTTGTTAGCTTATCAAACTGTGGAAAAAACTTTTTAATTTCTGGGCCGAACTTTGTGATGTCAGAAGAACTTCTTCTGGCTGTTTTAACCTCTGTTCTACCCGGTGATTTAGGGCTAACCATCGATTATAACCTCCTCAATGTCTTGTTTCTTGGGGGGAAGAAGCACGACGCCGTGAACTGCTTGGACGTTGTGGTTCAGGGTTTCTTGCTTTCCGAGGCCTACCCGATTGAGAATGGCTTCGGCTGCCTGCATACGGAGCGTATCCTGACGTTCGATGTCGGGGGAGTCGATGAGGCTTACAATCTTGTTCGCAGCTTTGAGAGCCTGAGAGGACAGCATGGTACGTGTCCGTTCGACAATCTCATCTGACAGGCGGTCTTTGAGCCACCCTACGGAACCGGGGCTATACCCGGCAATCTCAGCAGCAGCGTGGACGTCCCCACCGTTCGAAAAGAGGGTGTCCAAGAAGGTTTCCTGTTTTTCGGTGAGGGCAGGTTTTTTGGTTGAGGTTTGTGGTAAGAGGTTCACAGTTCTACTCCGGGAGGTTCGCACTTATAATAGATGACGTAAGGGGGCGGTAATACAGTCTTGACGTGATTGACCATCTCTTCTATGCGAACGAGACAGGCTTCCTCTGATGGGTAAGGGCCTCTATTGTCCGTAAGTTCCAAGCATTCTTGGGCTGCGAACACGGGGCAAACCAACAGGGCAGCCGCGAACATCCGCTATCCTTCTTTCGTAGGGTTGGGGGTTTTATCTTCGATTATAGGGAAGTAAAGGGTGTTTGTCAACCGGATAACGCCGCGAACCCATAAAAAAATTACGTGGGGGGGTGTTTTTTGGGAAAAAGGGGGTTGACAAATCCGCAGGAGACGTTACAATAGGCTTAGTCCTGTCGGGGAAATATATACACCCACCCCGATGGTTCCCCCGCTGTATACCTAAGGGGTTCG